CATCGTCGCCATCGCATCTGACCATATGAAGTATCTCGAAATGACGCACGATATATTTGCGCGTCTTGTCATAATACTGCGAGTTCATAAAATTGGACGGCAGAACAAAGCAGAGAACCCCGCCAGCGCTCAAAAGCTGCGCGGATTTGATAATAAACAGGATGAATATATTCGGGCGTCCGTCAAAGAACGGGTAATATTCGGCGTCGACGTCTTCTTTCTTCATCACGAAATAGGGCGGGTTGCCAATGATGAGGTCGGGGGGCGCGGTGCCGGTCGCTGGAGTGCGATATTTCAAGAAATCGCCGTGTTTGATTTGGACCTTGCCGCCACCGCCACCACTGCCCAGCGCCGCGAAATGCTTCGAAACCCCCTCGTAAATAACAGGATGAAGCTCTATACCGGTAATATTCGCGCTAGGATACTCGCGCATTAACGCCGAAAGGAACTCGCCAGAACCACACGACGGCTCAAGAATGGACGTGAATGACTGTGGGGTGTGTGTCGATAACGATACACCCCGTAGGAGCGTCATTATTCGTCGAATACATGATGGCGGTGTGAAGAATATCCCGCCGTTTTTCTTTTCGTCTTTTGTTAATGACGATGTTAATTTTTGTGATAATGGGGAGAAGGGGGGGACGGACATTTGTATATTATACTCTGTGGTTGTGTATAATATATATATTCATGTAATTTGATATCAATTTAATCATGATTTAATTCAATTTAATCATGAGATTAGTTTTACGACGGCGTATACATTTGCGCGGTCTGTTACCTTATACATATCGTTCGCACCTGCGGCCGTGGCCGTCGCCGTCGCCGTCGACGCGGACTTCTGATTATGACGACATACCGCAATGCCGCCGCCACCGCCGCCACCGCCGCCACCACCGCCACCGCCACGCAATAAAACGCACTGACGTGCGCCCGATTGACATGTGACATCACCCGCGTGTAAATAATAAACGAATCCGTGTGTCTTGATTTCGTCGGTGATGTAGACGGGGACGACTTGGTCGCGAAACAGGTCGTGTATATTCACGTCGAGAGATATATAGATATTATTATGTTCATCAATGGTAACATTGTCAGGGAGTTCAGGGTCGCATAAAACGATGATTTCGCCGTTCGGGCTCGGGCTCGTGCTCGTGCTCGGGCTCGCGTCGGGCTGCTTAAAATGAAGCTCGCTATGCCAGAGCGGAATATAATACGTTTGTCCGCATTCGTTCAGGATATATACGCGGTCCAATAACATATCCAACAATGATGGGTTAAGACGTATCACGATGTCATCGCGGGTCTTCTCTTCAAGGATGGATGTAAGTTCATCCATAATCTCTCGAGAGATTGAAAACAATTCTTGGTTTTCCGAGAGAATATTGTAGATTGTCATACACGATGACTTATCCATCTTCCGAAATAGCATCACGGATGATTGGATGCCTTTACTTAAAATAGACTGGATGATGGTGTGTATTGCGTCTGCGTTGCCGCCGCCGCCGTTGCCGGCCATCTTCACGAGTATTGTTTTGATAAATAACTGAAAAATACTGTCATAACTACCGCCTCCACTGCCACCGCCGCCGCAGTCGTCGGCGTCTCCGTCAGCGCCGTCGTCGGAATAAAAATACTCCTTCACCCGTTTGTGTGCTTCATTGATTTCTTTGAATATTGCGTCATTGCCATTGTCGCCGCCGCCACCACCGACCTTATCTGGATGATGCCGCAACGCAAGGAGATGATATCTTTTATTCAACTCTTTGAGAGATTTCGGTGCGCCGCCGCCGCCGCCGCCGTCCGTGGCGGTAAACCCAAGCGTTTTTAATGCTGCGACGATGGAGTCGGGATACATTGATGTTTGAATCCGTGTATCTTACATATTAATACTAGTATGAAATTCTCTAAATGATATATCGGGCGGTAATTATTATTGAAATACTGAAAAAAGACGAACATCTTAATCATGATGTCATCCATATATTCCGGTTGTAAAGCGCCCGTTTTTATCAGTTTTTCCATAATGAACCAAACGCATTCCTGGATATTGATATCGTAGATTAGAAGGTCATATAGAATATCTCTCAACGCGTCGAATTTCAAATGCGATGACGGTGATAATATAATGTCGATAAGACTGTTACATATATTCTCATGTGGAACAATGAGTTCACTTATGTTGGCCTTCAATGCCTTAATATTCGTTATTTTGTCGAGCTCGAATTTACTGGTGATACGAATCGGGGTTTTTTTAATCACCTGGTATGCGTCTGCGGAGGAGGTTTCACCGAACAGGCATTTGTTATACGCATTCATCGTCGGTCGTTTGAATGGAATCATCTTACATCGTTGAATGACATTATCCGGGATAAAACTGACATGATCCGTGACAATAATGAATTTCAAACAAACAAACTCGTTGTCGTTATGCATATAACTATAGAATGTTTCCAATAACTCGCTGTGGATTTTCTGGAAGTTTTTACACATGATGAACGCGGTGGTGCTACCCCGCGAACTCACAATATCATTGATTTGGTTATATATTTCGTTCCAAATATGCTTTGAATTACAGCCGAGCAGCGCCATATCTACCTCGAAATGGACGTCGCTGATTTTGATAAAAAACGTGTCCTTGTTATACGCCACTGCCATCCGTTTTTCGTATTTCATTCGCGACGGACTGTATTTGGATATCATATATAACGCGTGGCTGTATTTTCCGACACCGCTCGGTCCATAAAAAATAATATTGGGTAATTCTGTGATATCTGTTGGGAACGATGATATTATTTTTTTAACACTGGGTTGAAGCGATAATCGTTCTACTTCACGGACATATTCGTCATAGTGACTTTCGAAGAACTTCATATGGAATGGAATCGAATCGAATGGAATGGAATGGAATGTAATAAGTATTCGCGTTTCGGGTTTATATGACTTTCCGTCCGCGGGTGGGACGTCCTTACCACAGCAACTTATCCGCCAGCCACCCTCTCGACCACTTGATATGCCGGTCTTTCTCGTGCCGCATTTTATAGAGACGCCGCCGCGTCTTCGCATAGGCAAGTCCGCGGGTGCGAATATAGGTCGGGAAATCGTTCATTCCACGCGCACCAACACTCGCAATTTTACGCGACTTTCGATATACGTCGATTTTCTTGTCCGGGACCGTGGACGGTTTTACGATGACACCTATCTTTTTCGCCATTTTCCGCGTATAATTCGTTATGGGATATGCCTTCATAATGCGGGGTATATATTATATACATACGCCTAGAATAATAAAATCGATTCAACAACATAAATCGATTCAATACAACATCAATCGATTCAACAACATAAATCGATTCAACAACATAAATCGATTCAACAACATCACTTAAATCGAAAATGATTACATTACATAACCGACCCCGCGCGTGCGATGAACGTAGTTATATCCCCAGGGGAATTTAATACCCAACTCGTCTATTTCACAGACAAAAAAGCGAATACTCATATTCCAAATAGCACATTTAACCGGATTACATACTCGACCAGCGACTTTATTATGAACGGAATATACATCCAGTTTGAATTGAATGTCCGAACCACCGAGAAAAACTTCAATAATAATATCTACAACTGCCATTTTGACACCGCGCATCCGCATAATAAAATGGTAATCGACATATTTGAAAAAATCGAGGCGGATATATTACAGAAATGGAATCGGACACATACGTCGGCGTCGGCGTCGGCGTCTGCGGCCTCGGCGGCCTCGGCTAGATGCGATATCATACAACAATTACGCGATGGTGTAATTAGTGTATGGAAACATGACTTATATATAACCGACAAGCCGCAATTTTACCATTTTATTATTAAAATATCGGGTGTCTGGGAGAATGAAACGGATAATGAGTATGGACTGACGTATAAATGTATATAGCGAATGAGCTAGCGAATGAGCCGATGAGCCGGCGAATGCCTTACCCATCCGTAGTAAAAAACCGCAGGATAATCTCGTTCAACACCATACAAATGATTGAAATAATCGCCACAAATGCCGCGATATAAGGACCATATTTCCCGAGTGCTTCACTATATTGTGACATTTGTGTAGAACATAACATCTGTTGATTAATATAAGCGTAAATGATACCTGCCTGGACAAGAAGTAGGAGGTTTACCGCAATATCAAACGTGATGTAACTTTCCGCAACGTGCCCCGAATTTATCTTATTAAAATAAATCGTATTCTGATAAATAATCCACATAATTATACCGGTAAACAATACCAGCGGGACAATATTTAATAAACTCATCCTCATCATACATCCGGGTTTATCTGGACTGTATTTATTGAACGTCATGGAAACAATGGTAATCATAAGGCAAAACGTCCAAAGAAGTGTTAAATAATAGAAAATATAGGATTTGAAGTAAACGGTCACATCCTTTTTCAAATCGCTCGAGTCTTTCTTCTTGATTTCGTCTTTGACCAATGATACATCAGTTAAACTTTTCATTTCGCTAAATGAGGGCGCGGCATTTTCCGTATAACTATACTGGAATATCATTTTGATGACAATCGTAATGATAATCAACATTGAAAAAATCTTAAATGACGGGACCAGGTCTTCTGGACTAGCAAGATTATCCATTTTGTTTATTTATTGGTTTATTTATTGGTTTATTTATTGGTTTATTGGTTTGGTCTACTGATATATACCGATAATAATTTATTTTTTACGGGCTCCCGCCACCCACGCTTTTAATAAGGAAATATCGCATGTCGCATAGTTTCCGTGTAATTGTGCGAACCCTTTCAATGGGATAAAGTCCGGTTTCGACATTTTCACCGTTTTATAGAATATATACGGTCCGAATCGCCCATTACGTATGGATGTATGCTCGTCAATCGTTCGTACGATTCCTGTAGTCGCAGTCGTGGTCGCCGTGGTCGCCGTGGCACTTTCTCCGCCTCCGTCGCATTCCGATTCAGGCGCCGCGACCCCCCGTGAGCTATTGATAAAAGCCACGACTTCTTGTAATGTCAAATCAAACTCCGATTTTGTTTGTTTTGTCTCTTTTCGTGTATATTTGCCTGCTGCCTTCGATGATGAGATTCCCAATAAGGGCCGCAATGAGATATTCTGGCATCCCCAGGCAACATACGCGCCGTATTTCCCGCTCTTAATCACAATATCTTGACCTTGATGTTGGCCTAGAACTCGTCCACCGCCGGCCGTTACCGCCGCCGCCACCCCCGCCGCATTCTCTTCCCCAATCATATACGCGAGAGAATATTCACCACGCAATATCTTGGCGTAGTCTAGGTCCTGGCGGACGGGTTTAAATATGAATTTCGGTTTCTTTTCTTTGGCTGGGGAGTGTATCGATAGCGACACACTGTTGTCCTCGTCCTCGTCGTCGTCGTCGTCCTCGTCGTCCTCGTCGTCGTCGTCGTCCTCGTCGTCCTCGTCCGCGGCATCCGCTACCCGACACTTAATGACCGGTCCATTTTTACTCAGGATATACGAATGATTGTCGTCGATCTTGATTTCCTCCTTTACAACCCCTCGCTCTTTAAGTTCTTGTAATTGCGCGGTCACGTCGAACCAGCATTTATAACAAAGCTCATGCCATACCATCCCGTCTGTTGCGATTTCATCCAATTGAGTCTCCATATTCTTCGTGAATTCATATTCGAAGAGGGGGGCGAAGTGCTCCAGGAGGAACTCGATGACGATAATGCCTAGAGGTTGAATAACGAGCTTCCGGGTTTCACCGCCAATCTCTCGAACTTCTATTTTTGATTCTATCTTTCTAATACCGCCGGCGGCGGCGTCTGTAATAGTATATTCAATACATTCGAGAGATTTTCCGCGGACATCCTGGAGTTTGACATATCCGCGTTCCTGGATTTTATCGATGAGACTTGAAAAGGTAGACGGGCGACCAATCCCCATTTTTTCCAGGAGCTGGACAAGACCCGATTCGGTATGATGCGATTTCGTGTTTCGCATCGAGCATTTTGTCATGATTTTTTTATAAGGCGTCGGCTGTGTGTTGGCCGAGGCCGAGGTCGCCAATGACGCGAAATACGTATATTCTTTCGCATCCGCTTCATACCCCGCAACCAATTTCCAACCGGGTTTGATGACTTGTTCTGCGGTGTGCCTGTATTCCGCAGCGGCGGCGTCAGGGCCGGTGACCGGAACCGGCGAAGGAATCGCCATTGTGATGGTTTGACAAATCGCTGGTGCCATCAAACTTTCTAATGTATTACGAAGGATAATAGAATATAGCCGGTGTTCTCTCGGATGACAAGATTGGGGAAGTAATGTTCGAGAGATATCCGTAGGCCGGATTGCCTCGTGGGCTGCTTCTGTCCCGCCGGTCCCGCCGGTCCCGCCGGTTACGCTACCAATATTTCCAATAAGGTCGTCCCCAGTGCCCGCACCGCCAGCACCGCCAGCACCGCCCCACCGCCCGCGAATATACCCACACGCCTTCGTGACGAATTCCGCGGAATATACCTTACTGTCTGTTCTCATATACGTAATGTATCCTCCTTCATATAACTTCTGGGCGACGAACATGGTATCCTTCGGTGAGAGATGGAGGTCGTTGCTTGCTGCCTGCTGAAGCGTGCTTGTAGAATAGGGTCGTGGCGGCGCCTTCGTCACCTTCTTCGAAGCACCTACCTTCGCACGGAACGCTGTGTCTGGTGCTACGGCGGTTTCCTGTATAAATCTCTCGAGTGTTTCAGTTGATTCTAAATCTCTCGAGAGATGGAATGTAAGATTAAGTTTAGTGAAGATTCCAGAGACCGAATACACCATTGTCGCGCCTGTCCCGCCAGCAGCGGCACCCTCGATATCCTTATAATTGTCGTAGATTAAGCGCAATGCGGGTGTCTGGCAACGACCCGCCGAGAGATTTGTATGTGCGACATACGTCCATAATACGGGAGATATTTTATAACCTACAACGAGGTCAAGAATTTGACGCGCCTGCTGCGCATGAACCAACGACATATCAATCGTTCGTGGCGCAGCGACGGCTGCTTTGATGGCGGGTTCTGTTATTTCATGGAATATAATCCTTTTGGTTCTCTCTACCGAGAGATTGAATACTTGACACAAATGCCAGGCGATAGCCTCGCCTTCACGGTCGTCGTCGGTGGCGAGAATGACCTCATCGGCGGAGGCAATTGCGGCGCGGAGTTTCGCGACCTGACCTTGCTTGGACGACATAATTGCGAACTTGGTTTTGAATTCGTGGTCGATATCAATGGATTTTAGACCGTCTTCAATCTCTCGGATATGCCCGAAACTGGCGAGACACATATACTTATCTTTACCGAGGTAGGACTCGATTTTCTGGCACTTGGCGGGGGATTCCACGATAATGAGGGTGCGACCGGTGGCGGTGGCGGCGACGGCGGCGGTGGCGGAGGACGATGTCTTGTTACTGTTTTTATAAGGAGTGCGAAAGGCACCGCCGCGACCGCCGCGACCGCCGAAGCCACCACGAGCGCTGCCGCCCCGACTGATTTTGAATTTAGGAGGCATCGATATAATGAAACGGAGACGTATGGTGTATAATTATATACAAAATACGCAATCAATTTTATACTTGTTTATACCACAAGCCACATATTATTATAATGCCAATATAAGTATATTACAATGAACAACGGTAATTCCGCGTGGTATAAATCCATCAAGAAATCCCCCCTGACCCCTCCCGGGTGGGTCATTTCTGGTGTGTGGACGATATTATACGTCATGATTATCGCATCAGGTATTATTTTCCTGAAAAATGGTGGGGTCATCCGGTCGATCGGGTTCTTCTATTATTGCGTGGCATGGCTCCTCAATATCTCGTGGTCGCATTTATTCTTCAAATATCAGCGACCTGATTTAAGTTTCATCGTTATTTTAGGTATGGTGGTATTCATCGCGTTGAATGTCTACGCATTTTATCCGGTCAACCGCCTCGCGGCGTATTTACTTGTCCCGTATTTGGTGTGGGTTTCATTTGCGACATTTTTGAATGGATATATCGTATTTATGAATCCGAAACTGAGGCCGGAGACTTAGATGGTGTCGATGTCGTAGCGGCGGCGGCGGCGGCCTCTCGGGCCTTGAACTCCGCCCAGGTCAACTTCTTCTCTGGAATCGCCGGTCGCGACGTCTTCGCGGATTTCGTCGTCACGCGTTTATCCTTCGCGGCGTGTTCTGCGTCCAAATTCTCCGACCTCTTTAGTGCGCTATCCACATAAATCTTCTTCAGGATCTTCCCGACTTCAAATGAACCTTCGTGCTGATCCAGTTTCCCGTCCTCAATATCTCGGAGAATGTTTATCATTTTGAATAGAAGGTTTAGGTCAATTTCACCAGATTTAAGACGATTGTAAATGTCAGTATAATACTTGAACATGAATGCGCAACGGGATACACACATCGCGTCGAATTGTTTCGGGTTTGATTTTGCTAAACGGGCGTAATCGCGTTTTAATTTAATCATCGTAGAAACGTCGTTGTAGATTTGGGTGCTGTGTTTGATTTCGCGTAGAATCTCGGTATGGTCCTGCGTATCATTCGCCGCAATCATTTTTTGGAGTTGTTCTTTCTCATCGGCGTTCATTGTGGAACGTAGCGGAACGTATGTCGGGTATTGTAATACGTATAGATTATATCCAAATGAAATAAACGCGCAACCGGCGGCGACACGCAATCGGCGATAATTTATATGTATAATGTATATACATACACATATACATAGACGATGTCATCTCCATTGCATATACAAGAAACACCGAAACAACCGGATTATACAGCGGCAAGTATTCAGGTTCCAGCCAATATTGCCACACCCCAAGCAACGATGGATAATGTGAAAGCTGGTCAAAACCAGCTGAATGCGGTGAATAATTTTACGGGGGGTCGTAGTCGCCGCGCACGCCATGGACGACAGACCAAGCGCGACAAGCGCGAATTCAAACATAAGTCATTTATTCGAACATATAAAGGTCGTAAATACCAGAAGGGGGGGTCCGAGGTTAGTGGCGCAATTGCGATTCCTCAAGTGGGTTCGACATGCGCTAGCGGTCCAAACTGTGCCGGAGCGCAAAATGCTTCTTTTACAGCGATACGTAATCAGGCAATGTCAAATGGAAGCAATGACGCATACGCCGACCAAAAGGGAGGAGGGCGCGCTAACCGTAAAGTAAGATTTAGTAAGCTTCATACATACCACCGCCGAGGCCAATCACGCAAACCACGCCACGACCAGTCTCTTACAACTATGATTGCTTATAATATAAAGAAGGTTATGCGTAAAGTGTTTTCATAGAAAATATCATCTACCGTGTATTTTATTGTAGATATTATATGCCTGTTATATAACTGAAGACGCTATTTCGTTATCGTCGTTGATATATACGCATAACATACACACGAAAATGAAATCAACAGATATAACATTTACAATCCTGATTATTGTCGTGTTTTTAGGATTGTACCTTGCGAATATTTTAGCAATCGGGATGAAGAAAGTTAAAGACAATTGGCCATTGTATCGGTGTAGTCCAGCAGTTATGCCCTTCGCGAGTCTATTCGGACACGATGTAGGTGATAATTTTATGCAATGTATCCAGACGACCCAAAGCAGTTATATGGATTATCTTATGATGCCGCTCAACAATGTAATATCGCTCGTAGGGTCTGTAGCCGGTAAAATTGTCAAAGACACCGAGAGTATCCGCGGGTTCATCGGAGGTCTTCGCGATAAAATTATGAGTCTCGTCAAAAATATCTTCGGTGTTTTTTCAAATATATTAATTGGGCTTCAAAAGATTATTATCGCAATGCGCGACATGATTAATAAATTAGTTGCTATTTTTGCGACACTTATGTTTATTATGCAGGGCAGTCTATATACGATGCAGAGCATGTGGGGCGGCGTATTCGGACAAATGGTTCGCGCACTTGGCCGATAGTCATCGTCCGTTATCGTCCGTCATCGTCCGCATTATAATCTTACTATTATTTATAATAAATACAATAGATACAAAAATGTCAAATGAACGTGGATTAATAATGCTCGCGCATTCCGCGATGATCGGTATTGCGATTTTTTTGATGATGAGATTCGTATTGAACCAACCTCAAGCCGTCGCCGAAGACCGTTCTATTGTCATCGCAGCGTTTGTTCTCATTTATATGATTCTATTCGGCCATGGACTTCCCGGACAAATTAATAAGAATGTGTCCTTTTTCTAGATATTTTACACATCTCAATATCATTAACAGTAATAGTATTGAAATAACAATATGTGTAAAATATATCTTCATATGATAAATTATGAGTGAGATATTAAACTGGATTATATCTACTTCATATAGTTATTTCACAGATTTAGGAACTATTTCAGGCAAAGTTAGCGATAAAATAGTAGGTAAAGGTTATGAAACAGCGCGAAAATCATTCTTATCGTCTTTATCAGATTACGCAAAGCAAGGAACCGGTGAACTCGATGAAAAATTAGAAAAAATCAAACAAAAACCGATTGTCGAGAAATTGAAATACTTATATGGCGACAATACATTTTCCGGACGGTATGGAACCGATATCCTGAAAGTATGTTTCGTCATTTTTCTATTTATGGCATGTATTACCTATTATCAGATTCAAAACAAATTACTTGATGTGAAACGTGACTGGCCGCAATACAAATGTCGTCCAGATGTTATGCCGTTCGCAGGCTGGATTAACGCGCCGGAGGGGGTTAGTCCACTTGAGTATACGAAACAGAATTTTATGGAATGTAGTGCGCAATCTACGAAGGGTGTTTTTGACCGCCCGATGAGTATGGTATATGTTATTTTCAACGTGGTTATGAACATTTTCAAGAATATTTTGGAGGTAATCGAGAGATTTCGCCTATTGTTTAACCGTATGCGTGACGCGCTTAAGAGTATATTCATCACGGTGTTTTACCGTATTCAAAATGTCATTATTCCGGTTCAAAATATGTTGATTAAAATGGTGGATTTTTTCCAAAAAATAAAGGGTATTCTAGCAACATTTTTGCTAACGATGATAGGTATATTATGGTCGTTTTATTCTCTCATCGGGTCTATCTATGAACTTGTTATTATTATATTGGTGGTAATGATTATCGTCATTATTGTGCTTTGGTATATTCCGTTCGTCGGTTGGGCGCTTGCTATCGCGGCAATTGCGGTATTCTTAACCATTGCGATTCCGCTTATTATGCTTGGTATTATTTCGCGTCAAATTACACGGAAAAGAACTAGTCAGATGCCTTCACCATAATTTAGGAAATATATGACAAATGACGCCAATCGACGTCGATTTAATTATATATTTATTTATTATAAGTGTATTGTCGGTTATGTATTATAAAATCGTGATTCTTGTTGTTATAACATTATTCATCGGGGCCAATTTATTGTGCGGATGCTGTATGTATCCGATATTTGATAGGATTACCGGTAATTCGACATGCCCGGTGTCGAATGATGAGAGCGTGCAGGAAGGGAATACCAATCTAAAAAAATCTGATCCTGGAGTTCCTGGTTCGAATCAATCTGTAGTTCAGGCCAAACAGGATATTATTGATGTTAGCGGAAAGGGGGTTCCCGCGTTGGTTCAATCTGTGAACGACGCGTCTTCTGTTGCTAAGAAAGTTGGTTTTATGAATATTGGTGACATTGGGGCGGTGTTCAATAACGCTATCGGCAGTGTCACTGGCGGCGCGCAACCTCGTCAGGGGTTTATTACTACCGGCACGAAAGAAGGCATGACGACATTGGGTTCGGATGTAAATGAGGTCCAGAATAGCGATGTTGCGGGAATGTGGGTGACGAAGGCCAATACATATGCGTCCGAGTTCGGTTATGGGACCCTCAATAATGCTGGCGCAGCATATACCGCCGATGAACCGTTGAAAAACGGCGAATTGGTTATTTTCGCCAAGAATAAGAGCAAGCCTGAATGTTGCCCGTCCCCTTATTCTACAAGCACAGGTTGCGTTTGTATGACCCCCGAACAAATCAACTATTTGAATACACGCGGCGGCAACCGTACCTCTGACTCGGGTGTCTGACGCGGGTATCTGACGTGAACCGGCGAACCGGCGAACGACCGGAGAAAATTGAAATGATTTTACTGATTGATGTGAAATATAGTGTTCCACATCAACAAGACGACAATGACTACCACCAATACCATGACCAAGACCAATACCAAGACCAAGACCCAGAAGACGACCGTCAATGGAGCCAACGAATTGACGACCGTCAATGGAGCCAACGAATTGAAAAAGACCATCCAAGAATACATCGCGATGACAGACGCAATGAAAACTCGGTTTGATAACGACATTCACTTCACTGGCTACAGCTCCACCCACCGCGAGTTCATTCGCAAACTGGCGCGTGAATCTGATGAAATTGGCACCCCCGAAGCCAATGTGAATGTGACATTGGCCACTCTTGAAAAACTACGCAAAATGCTGGTGACAAACAAACAACAAAGAAAAACCGCACACAAACACTTTCGCCGCATCACAAATTCAATCCAGGCGTCATTCCAGAGCAATACAATGTCGGAACTCGAACCCGAACCCGTATCATTCACGACCGACTTGATGAATATGGACGCCAACGCCAAGCAACACCATCGCACCATCGCGCGCAACATTCTCGAAGAGGTCAATCGTCTTTTGGCGCAGATGGGTCAATTCATCGTGGCCCTCCAAGTCGCGCTTGAGGACGCGGTCGGCAAAATACATGCCTGCCGCGCGTCCGAGTCCGAGTCCGAAACCGAACCTGAATCCGAAACCGAACCCGAATCGCAGAACTGGAATGAAGGATTCAATATAGCGGATGGGCGCGCCGCAGCTGTCGCCATTATGGTGATGGAGGATTTCGACGACGACGACAATATGTGCTGGGAATAAAGACCGACGACCGACGGACGGCCGGCCACGGGGGCCTAGGAGACCAATAATTTTTTTACAGACGCCAAGATTTCCTCGCACACATCACTAATGGGTCGCGTCAAAACAGGTTCGCTAATTATATCAAAATACTCCTGGTTCGTCATCGTCGCCATCACGTTTGCGAGTTCATCCATATCCTCCTGCGACGCGCTTTTCAATCGCAGAAATCGACGCGGATTGAAATACTCGCTGATTTTCGAGGTCCCCCAATACACCGGAATCACCCCCGACCGAAACCCATTCACGATTTTTTCCGTTATATAATAAGGCCGGTCGCCATTCTCCATCGTTATCGCGAATTTCCCCCCTCTATAAAAATCCGTCATCTCCGGAGAATTAAATTGTCCGGAAACAACGCGTCCGATATTGTTTTTGTATTTCCCGCCATAATTCACCGGGATTTTCTTCTCTAGATGGGCTAAAAACGCCAACCTTTCGCTGCCGTGTACATTTGAAAGAATAACCGATGCGGTGTTTGGGGGTATCATTTGATTTCTGGGCAGGAAAATGGTAGCAGTATCCTCTGTAAACTGGCGCATAATGGTTTGGTTTGAAATCAAAAATACAATGTAGAGCGGGCATTTCACGAAGTTGCCGCCGGTTTCTTCAAATCCGAGAACGCAGTCATATTTATCTACATCCGGGCATTGACAATAATGTGTTTCTCCTGTATATAATATCGTTGCGGTCCATTTCTTATAATGTAAATACGACATATGCCCGAAAATAGATTCTACGAGAATATCCGCATTGTCCGGAGTGGTGCTAATATGAATCGGGCGGGAGTACGTTTTTTCGAGGAGTTTCACAAAAAAGGAACAGTCTATCGCATCGGTTTTTTCGATGAAACCGTTCCAGAAATTATGGAAATACACGGAGATTGGGGGCGATGATTCGGAAAACATACCGGGTGTGCGGACAGACTTGGGATGAGTGTATAATAATAACAAAAAACAATCTTTATATTGTTCCACTGGGGGCGGGAACGCTCTGTTCCGTCCATTTCATTCCCGGCTCGTTTCACTCGCTTCACCGATTCGCTCGCCGGTTCCGTTCATTTCATTCACTTCACTCCTGTTCGTTCCACTCCAGGTTCGTTCGCCGGTTCCGTTCATTTCATTCACTTATTCGACATTTCACCGGCTTCGCTCGTTCATTCCATTTCATTCCCGGTTCGTTTCACTCACACACGCTTCACCGATTCGCTCGCTTCACTCCTGTTCGTTCCACTCCAGGTTCGTTCGCTCGCTCATAAATACAAACTCAAATTCATCCTCTTACCATCATTCACCTGCTTCACCAGCTTATCCACGACTTCATTTGTCACCGCAAACGGGAACGACACCTTCAGCGACATGTCCTTTTCAAACAGCGGGGTGTCCGGCTTGATGAGACGATACAAGTTCAGTTTGCGATACACGACCTCCAAGCACCGCTTCAGATTGCGGACACCTTCCTCCTTCTCCGTGTAATTCTCAACGACGTGTTCGATGACCACGTCAGGGATGACGATATCGCCTTCACGAAATCCGACTTGCGCGCAGATATTTGGAATCAGGTATTTCTGCGCGATTTGCGTCTTGTCCTTCTTGTTGTATCCCGATGTGTTGATTCGATACATCCTGTCAAGCAGAATCGGGTTCACCTTGCTTTCATCATTGTAGCTGAAGATGAACAGGCACTTGCTCAAGTCAAAGTCGATTTCCGCGAAGTAGCGGTCGTGGAACTGCGAGTTTTGGCTGGTGTCAGTAAGGTGTGTCAGGATACCGACGATTTCCTCGCCCTTGGCCGTTTCGCTGATTTTGTCGAGTTCATCGAAGTAGATGACGGGGTTCATCGAACCGCACTGGATAATAATCTCGACGATTTTGCCCCAGGTGCTTCCCTCGTACGTGTAAGAGTGTCCTTCGAGAAAGCTGCTGTCCGTCGCACCACCAAGCGCGATGAACGCGAAATCACGGCCGAGGATTTTGCTGATACCCTCCTTCACAAGCGACGTCTTGCCGGTTCCCATCGGGCCCTTGATTGCGATGGCGCTTCCCATTGCGCCAGGATTCGAAATCCATTGACCGACCATCTGCATAATCTGGAGCTTGGCGTCGTTGAGGCCGTAGACCGCACTGTCGAGTGTGGTTTTGGATGCTTCCATGAACTCGCTACAACGCGCCAGTCCGTCTTCAATCGTGAGGGGAAGGTTCCTCGTCTTGTTGAAGGGGATTTTCATGAAGGTGTCGACCCAGTTTTTGACCTTGTAATACTCACCGCATCCGGGCTCCATGTGACGCAGCGAGTTGATTTTACGCATCGCGATTGCCTTGAATCCGATAGGAATGTCGGTCTCCAGAAGGGAAAGACGGTACGGTTTCTGAATGATGCTGACTGCGTGGATTTGTTTGAGGTCCTGAATCACCTTCTTCTGTTCGGCGGGTGTCATATGGCGGCGGAAATAGCGGAGGTCGTTTGTGGAATTCTTCTTTCGCAGAAGTGTTTTGAACTCCTTGACGTTCAACTTGTCACGCTTCTTCTCATCGGCGCGAAGACGGTACTCGATGTCACGCTGTTTTTGTTTCATTTCTTCGAGCTGCTTCTTCATGAACTTGTTGGACGCAAGAGTCGCGTCGGCCGCCATTGTCGTTGTGAGTGAGTGGATAGTCGCCTTGATATCTGCGAGCGTCGCCTTGTTCTTCTCGCAACGCAGTTCCATCTCTTTCTGCTGCTTCTTGTGGCGATTTTGAGCACGTTCATCGTCACCTTCACTGCTGTAGGTGTCGTCGTCGTCGTCGTCGTCATCATCGTCGTCGTCGTAACTTTCGCTGGCGCTATCTTCGTCGCTGGCGCAATCGTCATCGTCGTCGCTGGCGCAATCCTCGTCGCTGTCTTCGCTGGCGCTGTCGTCGTCGTCGCCGTCGTCGTCATCGCTCTCTTCGCTGGCGCTGTCGTCCTCGTCCTCGCTGTCGTCGTCGGCTTCTTCACTGGCGGCGTCCTCGCTCGCGTCCTCGTCGCTGTCGTGTTCAATATTCTCGTCCTCGTCCTCCTCCTCCTCGCGACGAGACCTTTTCTTATGTTTTCCGCCAGCAATTGCCGCCGCAATCACATATGAAGTAAGCACATCGGCGATTTTTTCGACAACCATATTGGCCGCCGCCTTTTTCATCTTTTTGTCATCGTGTCGAATAGTCATTGCGACCAATGTTTTAGGTGTAATTCTTTTCCTGGTCGTCTTCGTCACGGGCTCGCTCGACGACGACGACGACGTAACCGTCGATGAATCATCGGATTCTAATTCAGGCACGTCGTCGTGATTGTCGTCACGGTGCTTCTTGTAGGTAGGTACAGCCGACCTACCACCCTTGCCACTCTTGGTATTCTTCTGCTTGATAATAAATGGAGACATTGTCGTTCGTTCCTTCGTTCACCGATACAATCAATCTTGACAGTCAAATCGATTTCAATTTTTTCGTCCGCGTCGGGGCCGCGTCGTCGGGTCCACGTCGGTCCACGTCGGTCCACGTCGGTCCACGTTGGTAGGTGGTTTTAATATTCGAACGTTTATTCTAAACAAAATTGAAAACAATCTAAATATTATAGTAGGTATATAAGAAGACCGAACACAAAGGTTTCAGCACGCGATTTATTCAATAACAATGGCATCATCGGGAGATATTCGAAATTCCAATGTTTCAAAAATCATCGGCATTCAATTTAGTATCATGTCGCCGGAGGAGATTCTGAAAGGGTCTGTTGCGGAAATAACAAATCGCGAAACGTATGTGAACAACAAGCCAGTCATCGGCGGTCTATTTGACCCGAGGATGGGTCCGATTGACCCCGGAGTCATTTGCCCTACGGATGGACTGGATTATATGAAATGCCCCGGATACTTCGGGCACATCAAACTGGCGAGACCTGTGTTCTACTACCAATATCTAGGAACGGTGCTGAAAATCCTGCGTTGCGTTTGTATCAAATGTAGTGCGCTGCGAATCAGCAAATCCGCGAATAAACAATTGACGGCGATGCCGGCGGATGAGCGATGGGCGCATGTATTCCGCATCGCCAGCAAGATTAAGCGTTGCGGTGAAGATACCGAGACGGGGTGCGGTTGTCTCCAGCCAAAGAGGATTACAATGAAGGCGGGCCTCGGGAAGATTTACGCGGAATGGGACAACGTCAAAGGTGTGCTCGAAGAGACGACGGCGGGGGCGATTGCGGGGAGTGCGGCCGAGTCGGATAAGGATGGTTCGCTCTCAATGAAACTGACACCCGAAATCGTGATCAAAATCTTCCGCAGAATCAGCGATGAGGATGTAGAGTTTATGGGATTTAGCCCGGTGTTTTCGCGTCCGGACTGGATGGTTTGCCAGGTTCTCGCAATCCCGCCGCCAGCCGTGCGGCCTTCTGTGAAAATGGACGGGTCGCAGCGGAGCGAGGATGACATCACCCACATCATCGTGAATATTATCAAGGCGAATACGACGCTACTCGACAAAATAAATGAGGGGGCGCCGGCGAATGTCATCGACGGATGGCATATGATGCTTCAATATTATGTCGCGACACAGGTCAATAACAATATTCCGGGGTGCGCGCCTGTCGCACAGAGGTCGGGTCGTCCGCTGAAATCCATCCAGGAACGCCTGAACGGGAAGATGGGTCGTGTTCGCGGCAACTTGATGGGAAAACGTGTGGATTTCTCGGCGCGTTCGGTGATTACGCCTGACCCAAATCTTTCGATTCGCGAGCTCGGTATTCCGCTCAAAATCGCGAAGAATATTACGAAGCCGGTGGTGGTGAACGACCGGAACAAGAAGTTCCTGCTTCGGTTGGTGCGTGCGGGCCCGGATGAGTATCCCGGCTCGAAAATCCTGGAGCGGAAGACGGGTGAATCGATTTCGCTTCGTTATGCTGACCGTGCGAATATTATGCTGAATAATGGCGACATCGTTCACCGTCATATGATGGACGGCGACGCCATCCTCTTCAATCGTCAGCCGACACTTCACAGGATGAGTATGATGTGTCACATTGCGCGTGTGATGTATCAGGGTGATACGTTTCGTATGAACGTGGGTTGTACGAAACCTTATAATGCAGATTTTGATGGAGATGAAATGAACCTTCACATGCCACAGGACGACGAATCAGAAATTGAGTTGCGTCACCTGGCGGCGGTTCCATACCAGCTCATTAGCCCCGCGAACAATAACTCGATTATCGGCGTCTTTCAGGACTCGCTGATTGGGTCGTATTTGTTTACGCGGGAAAATATCAAATTTACACCGAGGGAGGCGATGAATCTGCTCGCGGCCTACCCCCGCGTCAATGAAACGCTATTCAAGAGCGGCGAGGATGTCAGCAATTTCGATGTCCTCTCGCAAATATTGCCGCCCTTGACGCTGAAATACAAGAAGAAGGCGTTCGGTGAGAAGAACCCCAATGAAGACTACGCGACGTCGAACAATGTCGTTGAAATCCGGAACGGGCGAATGATGCGCGGTCAAATCGACAAGAGCGTCCTCGGTGGCGGTGGCGTCGGTCTCATCCAGCGTGTCTGTAACGATTTCGGGAATATCGCCGCGGCGGATTTCATCGACGGGCTCCAGAATATTATAACTGAATATATGAAGTCGCACGCGTATAGTGTTGGCATCAGCGACCTTATTGCGAATAAGACGACCAATACGCAAATCGTGGATGTCATCACGAAGAAGAAGACGGAGGTGAAGAACCTTATCGACCAGGTCCATCTGGGGATTTTCGAGAACAAGACGGGGAAGTCGAATGAGGCGGAGTTCGAGGCAAAGGTGTCGAATATTCTAAATACTGCGACGAGCGAGGCGGGTGGTATCGGAACGAAGAGTCTGAACTCGTCGAACCGATTCATCGGGCTCGTGCTTTCGGGGTCGAAGGGTAGCGACTTGAATATCTCGCAGATGATTTCGTGCCTCGGACAACAGGCGATTGAAGGCAAGCGTATCTCCTACGGATTTGACAGCAGGACGCTGCCGCACTTCAACAAGTTCGATGACGGACCTCTGGCGCGCGGGTTCATCGAAAGTTCGTTTATTTCGGGATTGTCGCCGGAGGAGTTGTTCTTCCACGCGATGGGTGGTCGTATTGGGTTGATTGACACGGCGGTCAAATCCGTGACATGGGAAACGCCGATTATCGTCGTAGAAAATGAAGTCCCCAAATATGTTAAGATTGGTGAGTGGATTGACGCACACCTAGCGGTAGAATCCACTGCGAATAAGATTCAGTATATGACCGAACAGAATATGGAATACCTGGAATTGACGCATCCGATTAAAATTGTTACGATGGATTATGATGGAAATGTATCGTGGGAGACAATCACGGCGGTCACACGTCACGACCCGGGCGAGAAGCTGTTTAAAATCAAAACCAAGGCGGGGCGTTATGTGACAGTCACCGCGAATAAGTCGCTTCTTGTTTGGAATGAAGAGCTTCAGCAGTTCCGCGAGAAATACACGGAAGAAATCAAGGTCGGTGACTTCGTTCCTGTTGCGAAGAATGTGTGCGATTACAGCAGCGGCGGCAGCGACAATGTCAACGCGGAAGCGGAATTTATGCGCGGCAAATGCGCAGGTGCGGCGGTCAATGTCCAAATCCCAGAGGAAGCGTATGTCGCTGGAAAGGAGTATATCAGAGGACTTCTTACTGCGTATATTGAACCACGCGTGGTTAGGACATCCACCGGATTTGAACTGAATTTCGGTAGTAATGTCCGCCTTACAGAAGACGTCGCATTTCTGTGTTCACGTCTGAATATTCACGCCGAAATTCATCAATCCGCGTCAGTGTCCGCGTCAGTGTCCGCGTCTCTTGTCATTCGCGGTTCAAGTGGAAAAATGGTCGCATCATTACTAGGTTTGTCGGTAGATGACGACGACGTGGTGGCTCACGGTGACGACGCGGTCCGCACCCTCAATGACGTAATCCTCGACGAAATCGTTGAAATGACGATGGTGGACCCCGCACTCCACCCCAAGATGTATGATTTGACGATTCCAACGACACTCAATTTCGGTCTCGCCAACGGCCTTCAAGTCCGTGATACATCCCAAACCGGATATATTCAGCGTCGTCTCATCAAAGGCATGGAAGACCTCAAAGTCGAATACGATATGACCGTCCGCAACGGCAAACAACGCATCATCCAATTCACCTACGGTGACGACGGTATCGACACGATTAAGGTAGAGAATCAGTCGTTACCACTGGTCGCGATGAGTTTGGACGAAATCTACGCCCACTTTCATATGCCACTCGACAATTCTAGCGAGACCGAGCAGAGTTCCATCACCGCATTCACGAAGACGGCCTACGCGAAGATGAAGAAGGAGAAGGCGACGACAACGAAGAAAATCCACGACCTCATCGACTATATGATTGAAATGCGCGACCTGATTATCGAGCAAGTATTCAACCGCCTGGATAACAAGAACGTCCAGATGCCCGTATCGTTTACACACATTATCAATAACGTCCAAGCCCAGCAACAAATCAACCAGAATTCGATGGTGGACCTGACGCCCATCGAGGCGATGGATATGATTTCCGCCGCATTCCGCCAACTCGAGAATATCTTCTACGCACCGCCGACACTGCTCTTCAAGGTGATGTATTACTACTACCTGTCGCCGAAGGAGATTCTGCTCGTGAAGCGGTTCAATCGTAGCGCACTTACCATCCTGTTGAGTGTCATCAATTTACAATATAAGCGGTCGATTGTCGCACCGGGCGAGATGGTGGGAATGGTGTCGGCGCAAAGTATCGGTGAACCGACCACACAGCTGACACTGAACACGTTTCATTCTGCGGGTGTTGCGTCGAAATCCAACGCCACGCGTGGTGTGCCGCGTATTGAAGAAATCCTGTCGCTGTCTGAAAACCCGAAGAATCCGTCGATTACAATTTATTTCAAGGAGGATGATGAAGGCACACCGGAACGTGTCCAGGAGTTTATCCCGATGATTGAGCATACGAAGTTGTCTGAAGTGGTAGAGACGGTGGAAGTGTGCTTTGACCCGGATGACCTGAATACTCTGGTAGAACAAGACCGCGCGGTGATGTCGCAATATCAGGAATTCGAGAAACTGATTGAAGAATGTGTGCGTGATTCGGTGTCGGTGGCGACGACGGGTGTGCCGGATGTTCCGGGTGGCGGCGGCGGCGGCGGTGGTGGTGGTGCTACGGGAGCGGCGGCGGCGGCCAATGCCTCGAAATCAAAATGGATTATCCGAATCAAAATCGACGCGGAGGCGATGTTGGATAAGAAACTGACGATGGATGATATCCACTTTGCCATCAAAAACAGTTACGGGAATGAAGTATCGTGCGCGTTTTCGGATTATAATGACGACCACCTCGTCTTCCGCCTGCGTATGGAGAATATCGCACAGAGCAAGAAGTCGGGCGGTGGCGCAGGCGGTAACAAACAGAACCCACTGGACCAATCTGACCACATCTATATGATTAAATCATTCCAAGACCAGTTGTTGAATAATATCGTGCTTCGCGGTGTGAAGGGGATCAAGAAGGTGATGGTGCGTAAAATCAAGAATACATTGGTGAAGTCGGAGGGCGTGTATACAAAGAAGGACAGCTGGGTGCTTGATACCATGGGGACGAATCTGGTTCATATGCTCGGGTTGGATTATATCGATACGAAGCGCACTGTCAGCAACGATATTCAGGAAGTGTATCGCGTATTCGGAATTGAGGCTGCGCGCCAGGCTATATTTAATGAACTCGCGGAAGTGTTTGATGATTCGCCGATTAACTATCACCACGTGTCTCTCCTGTGTGACCGTATGACGGTATCTTCATCGATGATATCTATATTTAGACACGGAATCAACAGCGACGATATCGGCCCGCTGGCGAAGGCGTCGTTCGAAGAGACGCCAGAGATGTTCTTGAAGGCGGCGCGCCATGCGGAGCTGGACCCGATGCGTGGTATTTCCGCCAATGTGATGTGCGGTCAAGAAGGGTATTATGGGACAAGTGCGTTTCAGGTGCTCGTGAATATGGACGAAATGATGAAACAGGAAACAGTAGAGTATCGCCACGTGGACGCGAATGAAGAGATTGAGGACGCATTCAAGGCGAATGCGTCGGTCGGGTTGGATACAGACAAGTGCGGTATTCCGAAACTGGCGATACAGTCGTGCGTGGATAATGTGAAGAAGGTGCGTCTTGGTAAGATGGACGATGATTACGATATCGGGTTTTGAAGAGGCGAATGGAATGTAATGTAATGTAATGTAAATAAATATAATAAACGTAATACGCGTATTTTTATTATATTATTATTCTCACACGCAATGGACGCTGAAATGAAAGTCATCCCTTATACCGCGACGACACTAGCGGTCGTTGGTAGATTTATTTTTATGTTCCTTCTATGGAAAAACAAGAGCACAAATAGTCTGTCGCTTCTATTCTGTTTATTGAGTATTTGTTCTTCCGGGATGTGGATTTATTATAGTGTGTCAAAATCCGAAGTACCTATGTTGGTTCGCAGTATTATTGAGATTGCGTTATTATCGGTATCATCTGGGTATATTGTATATAATAAGGTGCGTGAGCGCCGTCGGTTGACGCATATGGTATTACCTATCTAGGGTTTGCGGTGTCTTCGGCTAGTGTGTTTACTGCGGCGACTGTGACGACTGCGACGACTGCGACGACTGCGGCTACTGCGTTTACTTCGTCGTTTCGTTTTTCTTCCGCGTCCACTTCCACGTCCGCGTTTTCCGCCAAAAGAAGGTATATCACCTGTAGCCAGATTTTCAACACCGCCGGATGGGTTGTTCGCCATTGCCAACAACTTGCCAGCAACACCGTCAGTTGGGTCTTTTAATGCGGGTATACAATTAAATGGCGGATTTATCGGGTCTTTAATCGGGTCAAATTGATAATCGATTTTATACCCTCCAATACATATCGGGTCTCCGCCATCTGGGTTTTCCATCGGTAATGGATTTCCATCTTTATCAAGAGGCGGTTTATCCTGACCGCCACCTTCCCCGTCGCCATCCATTCCATTAGCCTTTCCAGATTTATTGTTGTCATTATTGTTATTGTTATTGTTATTGTTATTGTTATTGTTATTGTTATTGTTATTGTTATGTTTATTCTTATCTACAGACGCATTTTTGGGTTCAGGCGGACCCGGCATTCTAAATGAATGAATAAATATTTATTATATTACAATGATAATAAATATATGGTAAAACAAGACTCGTATATCAAATCAGAATCGCGTTTGCTCTCTTTATAATAGAGATTTATAAACGCGTCGTCACAACAATATACGATTTCCGGAACAGAATATTATACTGGCGAACTATTTAGTTCGCAATAGGGATGGTCTGGCCTCATCCGCCGCTTTGGATGGCACGGCGGCTGCCACGACCACGACCGCGACCGCGGCGGATACGACGGGTAATAGGAGCACCACAAGCGGGGCATTTACGGCGCCTAGACGCGCCGCCGGTGGAATTGCGGGAGGAGGAAGAAGAAGAACGCATATTATATACAGTAATTGTTATATATAATAATAAGTATTTTAAATTTTATATGTAAAACAAAGAAAAATGCTCCTTACGGGGTTCGAACCCGTGACCGTGGGCACATAAGACCCAAATTCTACCGACTGAACTAAAAGAGCGTAACCAGTGCGGAATACTAGCACATCTGTGTTCATATCCATATAACTAACAGAACTTATTTTTAAGTTCTTTTCTCTTACTATTATTGGCGTATTCTATTATACTTTCTTGCGAATGCGGCGACGTTTCGTTCCACCTCCACCTTGACCTTGACCTGGGGGTCTCGTCATAGGTTGAAATAATTCATACCCATTTTGGATTGATAGGATATACATGCCACCCAAAGCTACATATCCTTTTGCGATATTTTGATTTACTTCTTGTGCCAAACCTGCTGTGTCAATGGGCGAAGTATTGCTAACCCTCGAATGAGCTATAATATAATCGGGTTCTGCGGCCATATTTCTAAATGTGTTATAAATTATAATAATATTATAATAATAATAATAATAATAATAATAAAATAATATAAACACGAATGTTTATATGATTTTGAATGAATGAATGAATGAATGCCTCCTGAGGGGTTTGAACCGACGACCTCCGGGTTATGAGCCCGGCGCTCTGCCACTGAGCTAAGGATGTAAAATGAATACCGGTGACCCGTTTCGATCAGGTGTCCTCGGAGTTATGAGCCCCGCGCGCTTCCTCTGCGCCACACCGGTAAAATACGAAGTCGCGACTTGCGACTCACGTTGTGCTGCGTTTATAGCGTCCAGCTTGACAAATGCCACCTGTAGGTATCGATCCTACACCGTCCTTGTAATGAATAAGAAAATAACCATCCGACTATCGGACCGATGATGATGAGTCATCAGTAAAGTAGGTGTCGGACGATAAAACGTCCGCCGTGGAAGTGGCTTAAAATGATTGTGTCTATGTGAAGACGTTCCACTTCTGTAAAGTGGAAGAAAGACCCGAATTGGGTGATACCGCCTGTGGGTTTTGATCCGACGACCTCCAAGTTATGAGCCTGGCGCTCTGCCCCTGAGCTAAGGCGGTAAAATGTGCGAAGTCGCGACTTGCGACTTGCGCTGTGCTACGTTTATAGCGTCCAGCTTGACAATACCGGTGACCCGTTTCGATCAGGTGTCCTCGGAGTTATGAGCCCCGCGCGCTTCCTCTGCGCCACACCGGTAAAATAATGATGTTGTTGTTGACAGTGAGTTTCGATCTCACGACATTCCGAATAAATTGTCAGAATTCTTCCGCTGATATATGCCCAACACCAGCTGCGTTTTATGTCCAGCTTGACAAGCCATTTCTTCAAAACGGCTAAAAGACCCCGGGGGTAATACCGGCGGTAGGTTTCGATCCTACGACTTCCCGCTTATAAGGCGATAATCATTCGTAGATCGGACCACATCCTTACGGAAGTAGTAAAAGGGGTAACAAACGACGTGTTTAGGCG